TTGGATTAAAACTACACAACCTAATGTAGGCGCACGTTATAGAGTTAAAAAGTTTAACGCAGTAACGGCACTTTGGGAAGATATTGTAGCTCCAATGTACACAACTAACCAAACAGCTTTATTTAAATTAGATAAAACTGGGGGTGGTGCTAACTTAGCACAAGGTACTTTATATGTAAATTATAATAATGCAGAAGCAACTGATAGTATAGCAGACTTTAAAATTTACAGACGTAGTAATACAGGAACTACTAGAATTACAAGTAATATTATTACAACACAGCTTACAGCGGCAACTTATGGGTTTAATATCCAAGAAACAAAAGTAGCAGTAGAGGCGTTAGCAAGTGATGTAGCTATAAGTGTAACAACAACTGGTGCATCAACTGATGCAGATTTAGTTGCAGGCGCAATTAACTCAGGTGGATTTACTAACATTATTGCTTCAGTAGATGCTTCAAATAGAATTGTTATTGAACATAATGATGGTGGTGACTTCCGTATTAAAGATACAGGAACAGTATTAGCATTAGCAGGATTTAGTGCTTATGTTGATGTTAACTCAGGAACACCTAACTTGTATACAGCACCAACTGGTGATAGTACACATGATTTTGTTGCAAGTAACTGGCAAGTATTAACTCAAACATCAAGCGGAATTGCTCCAACTGCATTAACAACAGATGGGCGTATTTGGTATAGTTCAATTGTAGATGAAGTTGATATGCTGATACATAACGGTACTACTTGGGTAGGCTACCAAGATTCAACAAGTCCGTTTTATAATGTTGCGGCGGCTGAGAAAACAGATCCAGCAGGTCCGATTGTAGCGGCTACAGAGCCAACTTTACAATCAGATGGAACTGCACTTAAAAACGGTGATCTTTGGATTTCAACAGCAGACACTGAAGCATATCCTAAGATTTACAAATTCAATGGTTCAACATTAAAATTTGTATTGCTTGATAACGGTGATCAAAGCACTGAAGACGGAGTTCTTTTTGCAGATGCACGTTATAATACAGCAGGTGCTAATTCAGACAAAGAAGGAACTATTGCGGCATTATTAGTAAGTAACTTTATTGATACTGATGCTCCAGATCCAGCACTTTATCCAAAAGGAATGTTGCTTTGGAACTTACGTAGAAGCGGATTTAATGTTAAGAAATTCACTCGTAACTATGTAGTTACATCAACTGATAATATTAGATTTGGTGATGAGTCACAATCGGCTTACTATGCACACCGTTGGGTTACTGAATCAGGTAACCAAACAAACGGTGCTGGTAGCTTTGGACGTAAAGCTCAACGTAAAGTTGTTGTTCAGGCATTACAAGCATTAGTAAATAGCAACCAAAAAATTAGAGATGATGAATCAAGATTGTTTAACTTAATGTCTTGTCCAGGTTATCCAGAGTTAATTGGTGAGATGGTTACATTAAACTATGATAGAAGCCTAAGTGCTTTTGTTGTAGGAGATGCTCCATTTAGATTAACACCAGATGCAACTTCACTTAATAACTGGGGTAAAAATGTTAATTTAGCAACTGAAGATAACGATGACGGTCTTGTTACTAGTGATGAGTACTTAGGTGTATTTTATCCAAGTTTATTTACAAGTGATAACGCAGGTAACAACGTAGTTGTTCCACCAAGTCACGGTATACTAAGAACTATTGCATTAAGTGATGCAGTTTCGTTTCCATGGTTTGCACCAGCAGGTACAAGACGCGGTGGCATTACAAATGCTAGTGCGGCAGGATACATTGATAGCGAAGGTGAATTTGTAAGTACTGCACTTAACGAAGGTCAAAGGGATACATTGTATAGTAATGCAGTTAACCCAATTACATTCTTAACAGGTGCAGGGTTAGTTAACTACGGACAGAAAACTAGAGCCAGAAATGCTAGTTCTTTAGATAGAATTAACGTTGCAAGGCTAGTAATTTACTTACGTGGACAACTTAAAAAACTTGCTAAACCTTATATCTTTGAACCAAATGATAAGATTACACGAGACGAAATTAAGGCACAAGCAGATAGCTTGTTACTTGAGTTAGTTGGTCAAAGAGCACTTTATGATTTCCTAGTTGTATGTGATGAATCAAACAACACACCAAGTAGAATTGATCGTAACGAGCTTTATTTAGATATAGCTATAGAACCAGTAAAAGCTGTGGAGTTTATTTACATTCCATTAAGGCTTAAAAATACTGGTGAAATTGCGGGGCTCTAAGATGATAAATATTACTAACGAGGAGATATTATAATGAGCATTTCAACACTATCAAAACTTACAGTACCTTTGGATACTAGCTCTTCAGCAAGTAACCAAGGCCTGTTAATGCCAAAACTCCAATATCGCTTTAGGGTGACATTAGAAAATTTTGGAGTTGCAGGAACACCTACATCAGAACTAACGAAACAGGTTGTTGATGTTACAAGACCTAACGTGTCTTTTGAACAAATTACAGTTGATGTATACAACTCACGTGTATTCCTAGCAGGAAAACATACATGGGAACCTATTACACTTAACTTACGTGAAGATGTTTCAAACAATGTACAAAAATTAGTTGGTAGTCAACTACAGAAACAATTTGATTTCTTTGAACAATCAAGTGCGGCATCAGGACAAGATTACAAATTTGTAACTAAAATTGAAATCTTAGACGGTGGTAACGGTGCAAATGCAGTTGGTATTCTTGAAACTTTTGAACTTTATGGTTGTTACTTAGAAAGTGCTAATTATAATACATTAGCATACAGTACAAACGATCCAGTAACTGTAGCGTTATCTATTAGATACGATAATGCAATACAAACACCACAAGGAACTGGAGTTGGTACAGCAGTTGGTAGATCATTAGGAACACAAGCTACTGGCGGCGCATCAGTATAAGGACTACAAGTATAATATTTCCTAGTTAAACTAAAAAGGGGCTTTAATCGGCCCCTTTTTTCTTCTTAAAATACCCACATTTCATTTTAGCTAAATAATAGTATGGCATCCAGAAACACATTTATATCAAACGTAGCTCAAGGGTTTTTAAATCCTAAAGGCACTATGGGCGACTGGCATCACGCTAGGGCATTATACACTAATGATAGTTTTAGGCTTGCTCCTAAACATAAATTTTTATACCATGTAGTGTTTAATCTTAATCCACATGCGGTTAAAATAATTCCCCAGCTAAAAACACAAGAAATTAATATGTTGGTTAAAGCTATTGACTTACCTAAGTTTAATATAAGTACTTCTTTAAAACATCAGTATAATAAAAAACGTAACCTACAAACAAGATTAGATTATGATCCTATCAATATCACATTTCATGATGATAATTATGGTCAAACAACTGCAATGTGGGAAGCATATTATAGATACTATTTTAAAGATGGTAATTATACTGGTCATGATGGCACTAGTCCTGAACAAAAACACCAAGCATATAATAAAGGAAACACTTACACAGGCCAAGCATATAATACACATAGATTTGGTCTAGACAACGATAGTTTCTTTAGCTTTTTTGATAGTATACAAATTTTTCAAATGTCAAGAAGAAGATATACTTCTTTTACACTTGTTAATCCTTTAGTACAAAGTTGGCAACATGATAGTTTAGATAATAGTTCAAGTGATGCAGTACAGAGCTCAATGCAAGTATTATATGAAACTGTTTGGTATAGTCGTGGCGCTGTAGATGCCAAAGCAGGTATTCCAAAAAGTTTCGGAGGAGGCAAAGAAGGCTCAGGGCATTACGATACTACTCCAAGTCCAATAACAGTACTTGGTGGTGCAGGCTTCGGAGGACTATTTGGACAAGGAGGTATTCTAAACGCAGGCGCTGGTTTATTATCTGATATTACAAGTGGAGATGCATTTAGCACTCCAGGAAGACTACTTGGTACTGTACTTAAAGGTGCTAACATTTTTAAAAATGCAAAGGGGCTATCTAGGGCCGGACTCAAGCAAGAAGGATTTGGTATTTTAAAAAATGCACTTGGTGGCTTAGGTGGCATAAGTGCAAATAATGTAGGTGGAGTTGCTGGGTCGTTCTTTCCTAAAGCAAGCGGTGCTGGTGGATTCCTTTCAAGTATTACTCCAACGATTGCAGGAATAGGCGGCCTTACAGCAGGGTTTGCGGCTGTTAAGTCATTAACATCAGGAAGTGATATTTTGAATACTGTTGCAAAAGCCGCAGGAATAGGAGTTCTTGTTGCTACAGCGGCTGATAGTCCTTTTGGCAAAAGTGTAATTAATGGCGGAGTTGACCTAGTCGGTGGTGCTACTAATGCTATTGCAACTGCATTTAATAATCTTACCGACGCAGATCAAGCCGCAACAATTACAGACTCGGTCAATGCCCTTACGTCGAAAAATAATGATGCGTCTCTTCAAGTTGCCCGGGCTGGTAACGCCTTTGGACAAACCAGTGGATCAGCAAGACAAGGATTTGCACCAGGAGGGGATATTACATAATGCCTACTAGCAGAGCTATAGATACATCAGATCACAGAAGTAACTTACCACGAACAGACTCAGTAGATTCAGCTGATACAGTAAAAAGTATTTTTAACAAATACTTTACTGAATCCATATCATTTCCATCAAATCAAGTTGATGCAGTTATTGGCTTTTTTGAAAGTCGAAACTTTGACAGAGTTAGTGCTCAAACACTCGGAACAATTCTTATGCAACAGGCAAGAATTGATGATGTCAAAGTATTTGAACTTTTAGATACACTTAAAGGTATCGACTCAATACAATTAAGTGCCCTTGTTACAGAAATATTAAACTATAATAGATCAAAAATCAGTACGCTCGGCTATCGGATCGATTCTTCAAACGACAAGTTGGAGAAGCGTAACGTGTTGGTATGACATGGCAAAATATGCACAGGGACGCTATAGTCTTAAAAATAAAGAAAAATATTTAGGCAACAAAACACCCATTTATAGATCTAGCTGGGAATTCACATTCATGAGGTTCTGTGATGAGAGTCCATCCGTATCTAAATGGGCTAGTGAATCAGTTAAAATTCCTTATAGGAATCCGTTGACAGGTAAACTAACGGTCTATGTTCCAGACTTTATGATTCAATATACAGATGCAAAGGGCAAAGAGCATGTTGAATTAATAGAAGTTAAACCTGAAAACCAGATGAAGAAAGAGAGTATTGGCAGAAACAAATATCGCCAGGCTCAATATGTACAGAATCTTGCAAAGTGGGAAGCCGCAAGGGCTT